AAACACCAGAAACTGAACTACCATAATCAACGCCATCAGAAGTATATGACCCACCACCAAAATATTGACTTGTAAACGCAGTAATTGCATATTTTTTCAATTCTACGAGCCTACTTGTGCTTTCACCAGTAACTACAAATGACCCACCAGTAAATCCAACATAATCAACATCATCCGTTGTACCAGAAATAACTGCATCTGATATTGCAGTATCCAATTCATCTATTGACGTACCGCCAGTCAGATACGAATAATATTTATAGTTTGGTATGATGTAAGTATAACTCATATTAATTAACAAACATAACTTACGAGGATATAACCTCTATTTATTGAAGTACTATTAAACCCAGATTGGTCAAAGAAATAATCAGCTTTTCGTGAAAGAACGATGCAAGCTGTTGAACAAGTACATAGCTTCCACCATCCTGAAAATTCCTCATTACTATGTGGATATACGAGTGGAAACATTTCATTGGAATCTGACCTGATAATCACATCAACACCTCTTACCTTATCACGTGACACACCCAATGATTTGCTAACTGATGGCGTACCATCCATATTCCAATAACCAATATCAACCGATTTCTGCAATATTGTTGTTGGCGTTATTACTGGCACTTCCAAATATGTTTTAAGACCACTAAGTGTCATATTTTCAGCAAGATTTGTCGGGTCACCTATAGCAATTCTTTTTGTTGCTACTGGTGATGTCACCACTGTTCTATCAAATAATTTTCTATCTGCCATTTTTTTATTTTTATAATCATATTATTACCAAAGAAAATATGCACCATCACCATCAATAAAATCACCATCATCACTATCTTCATAATAAAATGTCTCAGTTGGTGCTGGTGGTTCTGGCACATCTGCAATCACATCTTCAATGAAATATGCATCAAAGAATCCAATATCTTCCATTTCTGCAGTAAGAGAAATTTTAATATTATAAACAACATCTAAATCAGGAATTATAACCGTACCCTGACCACCCGTAGCACCAGTCCAACCCAGATAAATATTCTCAGGCTTGGTATAATACCCATCAGGTACAACTACCTTTGTTGAACCAGTACCATATACTGTTCCCGTTGTTAGTGCTTGTAATATTTTTTTCTTTACTACTTCCATTAACCAGTGCTCTTACGTAAGAATACTCTAATATCTTTTTCAGGATATTTAATTTCAAACATAGAATCTTGAGTTGAATGGATTGTATTGTTGATGATTTGAATCTCGCCTGTTGCTGTATTGGCAAAAGCCTGAGAAATTACATTATTCGAATATTGACCACCAACTTTATTATAAACTTTAATGCTAATAACGTTTATAACTCCATTTGCCTCTAAAATCTGCCTTTGAAGCCTACCAAGAAATATATCCTGATTCATTTGATAATCATTAACATCCAAATATTCTCTAACGAGATTAATAATATTATTCGCAATTTGATTATCACTAATATTTTCAACATACACATCAATATCAAAAGCTAAATTAAATATCTTGCCATCTCTAATCTCAACATAATCATTAATCATTCTAAATTGACTAAGGTATTCAGCAATATTTTCTTTCAATAAGCTATTGCTTGTATTGGTTAGCTTTCCGCTTTCATCAAGAGATAATATTGAAATAACTACTTTATTTACTTCTTTAAACACATTGGCACGGAAAGGCGAACCGAACCTACCGGGCATCTTAAAAAGTTGAGTCAAATAATCGGTTAACGTAACATCTCTGTATTGACTTGAAAAGTTATATTTTATTAATTGCCTGATTTGTTCAATACTTAAACCATCATTCCCGCCAATTGCTGGAATTGGATTTGTTACAGCTAAACTTCTTTGTACCTGTTGATTCCAATCTTGACGTGAACCTATTACTGTTAGTGTATATGCACCAAATTTGGTTAAAACTCCCGCACCAACATTTGAATTTATCCCACCGCCAGTACGATATTTAACAAACAGCGTATATCCAGCTTTAAGTTTTTCACCCAACGCTGTGTTATTCAAAAAATTCAATAGGAAATACTGGTTACTTACCCCCTCTTTCAAAAATCCTTCTCTAAATGCATTAACATCTGAATCGCCTGAACCAAAAGTTAGTTTACAATAACCATTTGTTGTAAATTCTTTAATAAATTTTCGTGTAATATCAAGCCACATACCAGCTTTAAGTCCTGTAGTGGTTGTTTGAGATGCATTTGTATTTTCAATAAATATTCTTTGTTGTGCTAAATAATCAACTTCATAATACTTGTTATCGGGGTCATTAAATTCCGAATTTGTTGGATTTACTGAATAGTTTGTTCCTTCCATCAATATAACACTATCTATTTCAAGAACATCTGGGTCGGGAAGTGTGATACTAAAAAATGGTACTATATCGGATGATGTAATTGTTCTTTTATATATATTTGTTGAACCATTTACAACGACTTCTCTTTTAGTAATGGTATAGCTTATAATTATACCATTTGAATCGAGGTTAGGAAGAATTGAGCGGTTTGGGTCACCCAAATTGCTAACTGGCGAACTCCAATCAACCTCATCCTGTGTTTCAAATACTTTACCAGCACCAATGATTTGTGCACCAGCAGCCAATTTTGGATAATATGATGGGTCTGGTCTATCACCAAGAACGGGAACGGTAACTGAAATATCAACAACGGTAACAGAGGGTCTACGTGCTGGAATATTAAATCCCATGTTTTTTGCAATATTCAGTATGGAAGATTTTTGCTGTGCATATTCCAACTGAGTTTCCTGAAATGCTCTATCTGTGTTGACCGCTAAATTGTTTCCAACACCAGCATTAAGGTCAATAAGCATCGCACCAACGCTTGAATCGGTAAAATCGCTGAGTACTTCTGGATATGTTTGTCTGATTAGCGCAATTAAATCGGCTCTAATTTCTCCGAATGTTCTGCTTCCATATCTAATCACATTTGTTGTTGTATCTGTTGCCATTTTTTATATCTTAAAAATTTAAATCTAATTCACCCTTTTCTGTAAACGCATCTTCATTATATGTAAATTTAATGTTTACATTCAATTGATTTTCAGAAATTGGCTGACCTTCAGCGTCTGTATTCCAATTAAATGTAATATTGTTTATTGTAAGATTTGGAATATATAATGAAACCGTCCTTTTTATTTCTTGTTCAACATCATTTGCAGTTAATGAATCATTTGGTTCAAAAATATATTTCAATAAGTCAGTACCGTAATCTGGTTCATAATATCTCTCTCCCTTTTGTGTTAACAACAATAATAACAAGTCTGAACTAAATGCATCCTTTGTCACTCTTGTCATCTTAAAATACGTGTTTTGCGTCACGTCATCATTAAGTGGAAACTTGATATTATAAGTAATCATTATAAAAGATTTTTCTATAAATACTTATAAATAAAAAATCCCGACATGTGCTATCGGGATTTGTAATTAGGATTGACTATTGCATTTTTGGCTTTCGCCCTCTTTTGCCTTTTCTCGCTGCTTTTTCTTCGTCTTCTTTCTGCTTTTGTGCATCATAAAGACTTTTAACAGATTCTTTTAGTTTTATTACTTCATTATCACCATATTTTGCCAGCACACCACTATACGTAGTAAAATCAGGCTTTTCCAATGAAACTGCATCACTATCAGATACCGCAACACCTGCCAAACATTCGTCAATTGCCATTTTCTTCATGTCATCTGGCATTTGATTAAAAATTTCTTCATTGATAATGATTGCGAAATTCACACCCTCAGTAAGTGTTTCAACAAGGTCGTTGGATTTGACTGCCTTAATAACTTCTTTTTTCTGTTTGTTATTACACAACACTTTAAATTGAATCCACTGCGGGATTGAAGTTTTGTCTCTTACTTCATCAAATAATTTCTCCACATCTGGAGATACTTCTTCAAATTTTTTTGCCATAAATAATTGTTTTTAATTGTTAATAATAAAATTATACCTCTTTACGTACATATGGTACTAAAGTTGGTTCATAAACACTTTTAATTTGTTCAATTTTCTGATAAAGTTCGCCAAACATTGGGTCTTCTGAATCAAATTCCTTTTCAAATGTATGTTCAAGTTCTTCTACATATGAAAACATATCATCAATACTTGCCTTAACCATATCTTCGATTTCAATTAGAGTTGCCAATGCTTTATTTACCGCATCTTGCCTTTTTGCATTTTCTAATTGTTCTTCATATTGTGAATTGATTTTAACAACATCTTCTTCAGTAACAGTTTTCACGCCAGCTTCTTTTAAACGCTTTTCAATTAATAATTCAGCATCTTTTTTCTCATCAGCCAATTTGCTAATATCATTTATTCTTTTTGCTGCCTCTGAATTAAATTCTCCATTCTCAAGGTCTTTTTTAAGATTTTCTAAAAAATTTCCCATATTATTTTAATTTAAATTCCCATTTGTTTCATTTCAATTCCATGAAATTTCCAAACTTCGTGGGTATCATTATATATTATTCTTTTTATAAATTTGGTTACACCAAAAGCAATTAACTTACCATATTTATCTCTGATAAAAACTTCCTTAATATCAATAAGTTCATTAAAAATTTCTGATTGGTCAGTCACGTCTGATGTTTTAAACTTTATTGGTATGAAAAATTCCAATTGCCTATGTTCAAAGCCAATCTTTTTAACATGTAAAAATTCAGTAAGTTGCTCAATCTTATTAGTAATATCATTATTATTATGTTCAATTTTTATTGGAAATTCAAGTGACTTGGATTTTCTAAGCATGTCAACTACTTCATATTCATGTTCAGCATCTTGCTTTTTTGTTTTTTCAACAACATCCATGATATTTTTCAATCCAATTTCAATTGGTTGATTATTGAATATATATAAAAGTTCATAATCATCATCATTGGTTGCTCTTTCTTTCATTTCAAGTTCCAATACTTCACCAAGTGTTTTCCCTGCATGTTTATGCTTTTCATCAAAAAAAGCAGTATTGCTATAACGTTTACCGTAGGGGTCTTTTGCATCATCAAAACGCAAATACTTATCCATAGTAGCTGCCTTATGATGCGGTGTGGCTGTTTGTATGAATTTATCGGCTTTTTTTAACACTTCATAATATTCCTGAACATATTTTTCATCACTCTGACCAGCATAAAATTTTTCAAGTAAAGGATTACGATGTAATTTACGCTGCACACGTTTATCCCTTTCCTGCAAATTATTGGGGTCGGCTTTAAGTATTTCAATTTCGGTATATACAAAGCAATACTTATTGCCACCATAATTGTATGATACTTAATGTAAATCCAGAGAAGTATTTTTTGAAAAAATTTTTTCATTTCGACTCAGCCAACAATGCTTCTTTTTCTTTCTGAAGTGCATTTATTTCATTTTTAAGTCTATTTTTCTGATTTTTTAGACTATCAATTTCATTTATCAATTTATTGGCTTTAAATCCCATTTTTTCGTTATAGTTGCGAACAAGCCTTTGAAAATCAGAAAACAATTCATTCATGTATTCTTTTTGCCACTTCTTAATCATTTTCTTATCACTTTTAACAATTGATTTGTTCAATGATGCCGATTTTGCAATCGCTTTGATAAGATTATCACTAAGTTTAATTGACGGATTACCATGTATTGGCTTTTCATCAAATTCCTTCCTTACTGTTTCGCAAAGAATTTTAAAATCCTTTTTGTTTTTTTTACCTTTTCCCATTTTATACTATTGCTAATGTTTTTGCTACTGCTGCTTTATAGAATTCAACACGCTTTTTGGTTACATTTGCAAGATTATATTCTTCTTTAAAATCTTCATACAACTGTTCACCTAAACGTTTTCTTAAATCGGCATCCAGTATTAATTTTTTTAGATATTTTTTCCAATATTTATGTGCATTCTTTTCGTTTGGTATTAAGACACAGTTTTCCATATGCCTACCA